GGGATGGAGTAACCCAACTCACCGAGGAACGACTGCACGTCTGCCGCTGTGATTGGGTCAGCCATGGTTATTTCGCCTTTTTCGATTTAGCGGAGGTGTCAGCCTGCTCTGCGGTTTTATCGTCAGCGCTAGGCGTGGCAACTTCAAGCTCCTGCTCTTCGACTTCGCCCACCACCGATACGCGACCAGCGAAAGCCGGTGGAACGTCAATCGCAACAAACTCATGACCTACTGGCAGTTGCAGGAATACGCCGTTAATTGTTCCCCAGCAGCCAGTCTTCTCAACCTTTAACTTTTTCATGCTCTCTCCCGTAGAGAAGGGGCCGAAGCCCCTTAACCCTGTGCGTTGAACACTTTAGAGCGACCGTTGAAATCGCGCTTGATTTGAAGACCGACAGCACTCCAGACCAGAGTGTTGTAGTTGTCGAACGGATTCTGACGCGGGATCATGAAGGTACCCACTGGCGCGGCGATGCGCGTCTTGATGTACTGCGAATTGCGTACGTAGGCAATGAAGTGGTTACCGGTCAGCTTAAAGGTCTGGTTGAACGACTCGATGCGACCGTAGCGCAGAATGTATTCCAGCACCGTGCCTTCTTTGAAGCCGGCAGCATCTGAATATGGTCGGTTCAGGTTACGCATAATGTCAGGCGATGCCCACAGCTTAACCTTCTCCTGCACGTAGTTATCATCCAGAAGTTTGGCGAACGGGCCGGTGAAGAATGCCACTGATTCATCAGGAGTAGAGGTGGTCAGGTCAATATTCAGACCGGATGCACTCAGATCCACCTGGTTGGTGTTGGCGTGGTTGGTGATACCTGCGCCAACATAGCCTTTCACCTTCACTTTCGCATCGCCTGACAACATGTAGTCAGCCATGTCTTCACGGATAGCCGCAACGTGCGCTTCCTGATCGTCAGCCATCGCATCGAGGTTTTCCGACTGCATGCCGTTCCACTCACGCCATTCACGGCTGTAGCCGGTGTTGAAGATCGGGATTGGGTCACCAGCTTCGTCGTAGATGACTTTATCCAGTTCTTCCGGAACGTGGCCCGTCAGTGTGCGATGAACCTTACCAGCATCACTGGAAACGCGATACAGCGCCGCAGTTTTACCGATAGAGATCGGCGTACCGAGACCGAGCAGATCATCCAGCAGGCCGTTGCCTTCGTCATTACGGAAGACTCGGGTGGTGATGTTGTCCACTTCACGCCAGTAGTCTTTGGAGATCAGCGCGGCCTGGTTAACTTCCAGCGCGCCGCCATACTGGGCGGAAATGGTGTTCTGGTTGATGTTGAAGGACTCACGCTGCATAAGCAGTTGATTCCATGCCTGCTTCACCTGGTTGTGCTCGGTGATCAGCTTTTTGTTGAATACGATCATGCTCATGCGGTTGCTTTCCCTGATTTGCGAACTTTCACGAGTTGAGCTTCAGCGCCAACGGTGATTTTTTCGCGTGAATAAAATAGGACCTGGTCGGTGGCTGGTGTGGTTGACTTGGCCAGCGTGCCGTCACCGGCAGAAACCAGTCCTTCATTTTCCAGCAGCACTTCCCCGGCTTTGACGCGCATGTGGTAGTCAACATCGTCTTCACACATGATCGCCGCGCCAGTATCACCAGCGGGAACCGCGTCTCGGATATCACCGCCGCCGATATAGTTGTGCTGCATGGCAAGCGCCACACCAGGGCCGCCAGCAGTGGCGTGATAAATGAATTGCCCACTTGCATCAAGTTCAACAAGAGAGCCAGGGAGAATGGCGACTTTGCAGATCGCCTCAATTACCTGAGGGTCATTCTTACGGGCCGGGCCCGCGATTACGGTATGGAAACGAGGTGCGAGAGCCATTATTCAGGTGCCTCCATGTTAAGGATTTCACTCTGAGCGCCATTCCCCTGGAATGCAGGGTTCAGACCGGTGCTGGTCTGGCACTGTGAGTACAGGTCGTTCAGCGCGTCACCGGACAGGGAGTTAACCGCTGCTTCGGTCATGAACGAGAATTTCGCTTTAACCGCATCGCGCTTGGTCTTCAGTTCGCTTTCAGCGTTCGCCTGCAACTGAGTTTCCAGCTTGCTCAGCTTTTCGTTCAGCGGGGTGAGCGCCGCATTAACAGCCGCGGTGATCACATCAGAGTTAATCTGAGCCTGGTCAGGATCGCCGCCGCCTTCTTTTTTCTGCATCTGCTGGTTGTAGGCATCCCAGACCTGATCGTCGGTCAGCCCCTCGGTTTTAACGCCTGCGGCATTGAGCGCGGCGATCATCTTCTCTTTCATCGGGTTTGTTTCTCCGTTGGTTTTGACTTCGTACTCAGTTGGTTTGCGCACGACTTCTACTGGATCGCCGACAAGCGTTACGACCTTGTCAGAGATTAGGTACTTCTGGTCGAAGAGCTTCGGCTTGGCGTTTTCGCCATCCTCTTCATAAACGAAATGGTCTGGCCATACGCTGACGACGTAGCGCCACTTTTTGTCGTCCTGCTTGATGGACATGCGCAGCGCCTGGTAGATGTCGTCGAAGGACATCTCTGAAGCGTTGCTGATGAAGAACTTCACCTTGTTCCACCAGCCGTCTTTCATGCTGTTGGCGGCATCGATGAGGCTCGTCACTTCAACATCAGCCTCTTGCCCGTCAGCGTTGACGAACATGCCGACGCCTTCATCCGGCGTACCGGCGCCAGGCTCATCGAGCAGGATCGCGATGTGGTCGAACTGCATGTTGTGAGCGACCCACGAGTACTTCTTCTGCTTCGACTCACCTGCCTTTTGCTCTTTGTTCAGCAGTAGACCGGTAGAAACATGAATCGGGTCGGCGTTATTGCCGGAAATCATGTCGTCAAGGCGCTGAATAAGGCGCTTACCGTCAGGCTTGGTATCTGCCACAGCCTTATTGACGTATACGTCCATCACGACCTTGTCATTGGCCTTGCTGACGTTCTGAGCCCATGCCCCGGCGTAGTAATCGTTGACCGCCTGCGGGTCGTTGGCGCTGACGTATTTGCCGTTCACCATCGGGTGGCCGATAGGCATTAACTTGCGCTCCATCGTCTGATAGCTGTTGTTAATCTCCTCCGCCGGGTACAGGCCACCATTCATCACGATGTCATCGACGATCGGAACCGCACCACGAATGACGTAGTGTTCCTGGCCGTTGATGGTGGTCGTTGAGATGTTGGAGGCGTTGATGGCGAGGGATTTAACGTGGATGCTGGATAGCTTCACGTTGCGTCCTCTGTTTAGATTTTTCGTAACATTGGCGCTCTACAGCACCAGGGGAAATAGTCCAGTGCAGTTACGCACTGGTAGCTCACGGTACGTCCGCAACAACAGCACCAATAAACAGTCACGCAGCCTCCTTGGTTGCCCACTGCTGACGCTCTTTTTTCATCTTATCCGCCAACCCCTCATTGAAGATGCTGCCGTCGTCGTTGAGCAGGACTGGAATCTGGCTGCAGTAGCAGTTGTACCGGTTACCGTTCTCAGCGTAGAAGTCCCGCACCTCTTCCGTGGTGGAGACCTTGCCATGACGGCTGGCGTGCCAGGTGCGCGTCGTAGGCTTTAGTGCTGACAGCCACAGCAGGCCGGTATTCAGCCCAAGCCGGTCAGCAGCCCAGTCCGTTTCGTTCCATTGCGCCTGCCTCAGCGCGCCGACCTGCTCAGTCTGAGCGATGGTCTTAGCATTCGACATGGACACATCGAGGCGCTTACTGATGACGCTGGCCGTCTCGCGAGGATTCACGCCGCGCGCTACCGCATCGGTGATGATGTTAGTCAGGTCGCCGCGGGCGGTGTCGCTGATGACCTTCCAGTCACTGAACGTTGTCAGCCTGGCCACCGATATCTGGTTAAGGTAACCGGGACTGCTTAAAAGCTGCTGGAGCGTCGTCTGGCTGGCGTATACCTGCGACTGCTGCGAGAGGTTATTGAATGCCTCCAGCGTGCCGCGCTGCGCCTCAGCGACGACGTAATCCATCGCCCAGAGGTTTTGCTCGCCACCCTCCAGAAGATGGTCATCGAGAATTGACTGCACCGCCTCCAGCATGTCAGCCAGTTCCTGCGCCGACATGTCGTAGATGAACTTGCCGGCGTTGACCTGGTAGAGCCGCATATCCTCGCCGTGGTCGTGGCAAAGGAAGTGCCAGTTATGGCTGTTTATCTCACGCTCTCGACCGATCAGGCGCTGGTCGAACAGAGCTTTCAGCGCGCGCTTGATGCCGAGATATCGCTCCTCGATATCCCGGAACATCGCGGTTACCTGCTTTGCCGATCGGGTCGGGTCAACCTTGCTGCGCGGAACTATCGGCGGCCCCACCTTTGCCGTCTGTTCTGGTGTCATCGGCCAGTGGATCATCGGTAGTCACCTTTTCGTCCGGTTTCGGAGGTTCTTTTGGCTCCGGAAGCGGGTCAAGCCCAACAACTTCACGCAGCTCATTGGCTGTAATCGGCGGCTCGCCGCCATAGAAGCCAGTGGTTTTCTGCACAATGTCGGCCAGTTTCGAAGCATTCTCGATCTTCTCTTTCTCGCCTGGCGCCAGCAGGTCGCTCCACGAGATTGTGACCTCGCCTTTGGTCGGTGGGTCGATAATGCCCAAAGTCCAGAATCGCTCCAGAAGCGCGGTAATCCGGTCGGTCAGGAAGCCATTACGCCGCGTATTGCGTCGGATAGCCCAGTCCGTTTTATCCTCGTCGCTTGCCAGTCGCCCGGTCTGCTGACCGAACAAAATGGTAAACGGGATTTGCACGGAGGCGGCCAGTTCGTTCGCAGTGACTTCCCAGGTCGGCCCCGGGTCGCCGGGCGTAACGCTCAGAACGTGCATCTGCCCGGCCTGCATCACGGCGGCCGCATCGGTACCGCGGTTAAGCTTGTTGACCTTGTCGCCCATCGCTTCGCCGAGATCGGCATAGCCAGCCTTCTTAGCCTGGTCTGCCAGCGTGTTCATGTCGGTTTCTTTGCTGAATTCGACGGCAATCTGACGGCTGGCGTTCTTCAGGAAGCCCTCGGCGCCACCGCCGGAAATCTTCTCGATATCGAGGCCTTTGTTGAAACCAGCCTCCAGCAGCGGGATGCCGGAAAGCACGTTGTCGTCTTCAGATCCTTCGCAGAACAGGATAACACGGCTCGGGTGTACCGGTTCGCCGCGCATCGGACCGACAAAAGGCTCATCAACAACCGGCTGCTCGTTGAAGTTGAACATCTTCGGCTGACCGAACGTTGCAGACTGACGGTCGTTATCCCATTCGGCGACCGTTAACTGCGGCTCCCATACCGGGATAAGTTTTACCAGCGCTGACTCGCCGAGTCGTTTTACTAAAGCAGTGTCGACTTCCTGATCCCAGTTCCGATTGTCTTTGACCTGCAGCAGAAGCGCGGAATAGCGCCCAACCATATTGCGGCGATCAGCATCCTTCACCTTAGGCCACAGCTTCTTCATGAACTTGGTGACTTTCTTTTCCCAGGCGTTTGTTTTCTCCGCTTCCTGCGCTTCATCACCGTCGACAATGACCGGGTAATCCTGCCAGCAACCATCCAGCAGACGATGCACCACGGCGAAGCCAGCGGCGTTGCGGCGGTACATGTTGTAGAAGTCGTTGAAGGTGATCGTGCGCGGGTAGCCAAACTCCTGGTAAAGCGTCGGACGCTTCGTGTTGCCGCCACCGATGCCAATGGCATTCAGGTAATTCGCTCGCCTCATTTCAGTGGCGAGGTTGTTCACAGCCAGTTGAAGGCCGTTATCTTGTTCGCTCACTGGCGATGCTCCTTAGAAGAATACTGCGCCGACTTGCGCTTTGTGCTTGATGTACCCATCGAGACCGTACCGGACGCCATCCCAGCAGTGGTTATTTTTGTCTTCAATAACCGGCAGAACTTCGCCAGTGATACGGTCTGTTTTGTACGAGTAAAGCCGCGCCTCTTTCGCTGTTTCTTTGCAGCGAGGATGGATGATGATCTTCTTAAACCCACGCAGGCAGGTGATGCCGTCCTCTACGCTACCCTGCCACTTCTGAGCGGCGGAGATATTGAACCCCTGCCCTTTGATGTGGCTGATAGTCTCAGGGCGGGAGTTGTCTGCTTTGATAGGCCATTTACGCGCTTCAGGGATGCCTGGAAATTTAGCCTCGTCTGTAACCTTCCAGTCGATAATTTGCTTCGGCGTGGCGTCTGTTTTCCCGGCGTAGAACTTCCACATGTCGTCGAGCTCAACGCCGTTTCCGTAAGCCTCGTATTCGATATATAGGTTATTATCCAGGATAAACATGCGAATAAGCGTGCTTGGGTCCTTCGCGAATCCGAAGTCGGCGCCGAACAACAAGCGCTCTGATTTCTGCCAGAGATCGTCTTCGAAGCTCTGCACGACGTATTTGTTTGCCAGCACCTGCTTGTCAGAGTTTTCGAGGTAAGCTCCTTCCCAGATCCACGCATAGTCTGCGTAATCGAGGTTTGCCAGGTCTTCCTGCCTCTCCTCCTCGAGCACTGTAGGGAACCATGGATTGTCCACATAGTTCATCTCGACAATCATCGAGCTTTTTGGCGGGTTCTTTCTGAAGAGCTTATCGGTGGCGCTGCCTTCCTTCTCCGGGTTCCAGGTTACCCAAATCTCTGAGCCTTCTTCTCGAACTGTCGGGCGAAGCTTTTTCCATGCAGTAGCGGATACCGATTCGGCCTCATCAACCCAGGCTACAAGAATTCGCGCTTTGGATTTTATGCTGTCGAGGTTATGGCGAAGACCACAGAACACGTAGCTGACTTTGCGGTTCTTTGTCCTGATGTATTTCTCGCCAATGTCGAAGTAATCATCAAGCCACGGAACGGAGCGAATAGCCTGCTTCACCTCCTCCATGGAGGACTCTTCCAGAGAGTTCATGTATTCGCGCGCGCAGAGGATCACGCCGCTGATATTGGCCTCTGCCGCCTGGTAAGCCCTTACGGCGGTCATTAGTGCAAACGTGCGCGTCTTTGCGGAACCGCGCCCACCATGAGCCCCACGATAACGAATGCCTTCTGTCGCGAATACGGGTACTAATTTGGCGGGTATCTGGAGGTCAACTTGGCTTTCCATTGGCTGGGTCAACTCCTACCAGGCGAATTGTCGTCGGTCTCGGTAACATGCTGCCGTCTGGGCTGGTGTGCTCGACCTTCTGTTTGTTGCTATACGCGTCGCCAACCTCTTTGGCGGCCTGCTCCATCAGGGAAGCAGCCAGTGCCATGTTTTTCATTCCTTCAGCGCGGGTCATCATCCGGTCAAGCGCGCGGAGACGATATGCCTTGTTGGCGATTGGGATGTCGCTTAATTCGGTCTGGAAGCGCTTACGGGTTTCGTGGAATAGCTCTACCCATTTCTGCGCCAGCCCCCTGCCGTTTGCTTTCGTCGGGTCGTGAGATTCGACCTGCTGACGAGTGATGCTCAGGCCAAATTCTTTTTTGACCAGCTCAACCACCTGAGATGGGGTATCGAAGCAGGCAAGGGACTGAACGATGAAGGCTTTGACCTCACCTTTCAGTGTCGCCATGGATTACCTGCCTGTCATAATCAGTCATATTGTTAGGCCAGCTTTAACATGCATGTGCCACATGCCCTGGCTATATCGATGTGAGCCACTTCTGCTGGCGCATTGGCCGCATCAACGAGCTCCTGTACTTCTTTGCTGGCTCCGTATCTACGTACGACACCAGTGAATTCTTCGACGTCGTGGCCGCGCAGTGTTAGCACTGGTTGCCCGGTCTCTTTGTGAACTTAGGCGCGCCGAAATCATCGGTGGCTTGTGCGATGTGGTAAAGCTCATGCTCTACCAGCGCGCAGAACTCGAGGTCACTGCATTGTGAGCAGTAATCGGCTGCCAGGGTGATGATGAACTTCGGGATTCGCCCGAACCATTCATACATCTGCTGTTCCATTCTGGCTTTCTGCCAGCCACCTGCGCGGAGCATTACCTGCTCGGCTTGGCCGAGGACATGTCGCCCTTTCTTCGCAAACGAATCGGACGCCCATATGAAGCAGAGGTCAGCCTCTAACAGGTGTTCGTGGTCAGGGTTATGGATGCTTCCGGTATCACTGAGGATTTGGCGGCTTACCCACTCATGCACTTCATTGGCGGGAATGAGCCTGGTGTATGGCTGCCAGTTGTCGGAGGCGATGAAGTTAACTGGCGGATAAGGCCTGCGCTCGTCATCGTTAGCCATGGGTTACTCCGTTGCTTGTTCGGTCTGCTCTGCTGGTACCGGCGTGAACTGCACACGCTTCACATAGGCCGGCGCAAAGTAACGCC